TCTGGAAACTCTTGCCTGTGCACTGGAGCAAGTAGATGAAGTCCTCCTTGGACGAATCACTGCAGTAAGAGGGTACACGTCGCTTGCTGCACGAACAACCGTCTTCGGATACTATCTTACGGAGCAGTGCGCACGAGTAAAGATGGCGCTCGAACTGGATATGGTAGTGCTTAAGTCGTTCAAAACCGGTCTTTCAGGTCCAATAACTGTGCGCATTGGTCCGACCCAGCTCGACTACTACGCCCCGACACCGGTTGGTATAAACTGTGATGGTATAGTGCAGTGGGTCGGTACAAGCCCTTATGGTTCTGAATTTCGAGTTGGGGCGGAAGTAGGCGTGCTACTAACTAGGATTGGTAGCGGAAGCCACTCTGTTTGGACCGTACTCTCTGACCCAATGTTCTATATAGAAAATGGCTGTATTAGGGTGCAACGCATGCGGGAGTGCTCCAAGCATGGGCTGCTAGAAGCTGAGGGAAAACCGCTTTCCTTTATACAAGCGGCAATCGATTCCCCGCCCAACTGTCAAGCTTACCGCAGCAAGCATTTTGGATTCTGGTCACCGATATGCCTCAATGACAAACCTTGACTAGAGCTATGCAGTTAGTAAAATCAGACATAACTTAGGAGGACCAAATGGACGGCAAGAAAAACGAAGAAATCGAAGAAGAGGAAGATGTAGAAGACGAAGATGACCACGTGGACGACGAGGAAGACGAAGAGGAAGATGAGGAGGAGGAAGATGGAGAGGATGATTGAATTCAAAGTTGGTGATAGTGTCGCTATATACACCAGGCACGGTTCCAAAGAAACGGTCAGTTTAGCCTGTGTTGAGCGTGTTTTGAAGACGTGTGTCATCCTCCAAGATGGGACAAGGTGGAATCTCCGTGGGTACCCACTAGGTAATAAAAATACCTGGTCGTTTTCGCAAATAAAGCCGGTGTCTGCTGAAGAGATTGTGAAGATTCATGAGCAGCAAATGCTAGAGAAAAGACAAAGAAAAATTATCGCGCACATCAATGAATGGACGCGTACCAGCGCTCAAATACCCCCCGGTATAATCAACGCTCTTTACGATACACTGTTCCCAACCACTAAAGCCCAGCAAGAAATTCATTCGGACCTTCAAGTGTCCACCGGACATTAAACTACACATATTAACGTACGATTATACTGGCCACAGGCAATATAGCCTTTGGCCAGGAGTGATCGTATGTTCTTTAAAGACGCTTCTTCTCCCATCCTCGGCGTATACCAATCCTCCGGTCGCTTTACAAAGATAGCCAGTCAAAGTGGCTCTGATATAACTCCAGCTGAAAATAAGCGGGTGAACGAAGTCATCACCGGGTTTTCGAAAGAATTCCTGCGGGTGATGGCTAATGTTTATAACCTCTCCGACAAAATCGACGACTACATTTTCCCGGTCCCGCGGGCCGTCACCGCGAACGAACCGAATGGGAATGGGGATAACTTCACGCATGACGAGTTAACCCGCTATTCACCTAAGCACCGATGCCAAGTTTATGCCACTTTTCGTAACGCTCCCTTTCACGTAGAGCACATGGCCGCAGACCCTAAAACTGCCAGAGGCTTTTTGCCGGATGTTTATTATAACCAGCGCAATCCCCGCGATAAGCATGTGCTGTGTGTGGCTGCCATCGACGCTACTAAAGACCCCGCTTTGGCCAACGGCATCCTGAAGGGCGATATCGCTTCATTCTCGATGGGTTGCGTGTGCGACTCGGTACTGTGCAGCTATAGCAAATGCAGGAAAATTGCTTACGAGGATAAGGACCTGTGCGACCACCTGAAGTATCACAAACGAGCCACCATCGACGGTGAGTTAATATATGAAGACTGTCTGGGGGTGGAATTCCAAGAGCTGTCCGCGGTTGGTAGCCCAGCGGACCCGAAAGCCCTTCTGCAGACTATACTAAAGGCTGCAGGGATGCAGAAAGCCGCCAATGTCCAGCGCAAGCTAATTGTAGACCACCTACTCACCAAGGATGAGCAAGTTGTCGTGGCTCGTTATTTCCGTGAGAATATGAACTCTCTTCCGGACGCTATGGTGCACCTGGCCGAGAAGCTTTTCTAGCCAGCATTAACTAACGAGAGTTAATGCCAGTGACTAAACTTTCTATACATTGGACTAAGGAGAAGCCGATGACAAAGCGCAAGGCTACGGTTGAGAAAATCAACAAGTTTCTGAAGACGGCACAGGAGGAGGTCCCTGAGGAGGCCCCTGAGGGGGACCCTGAGCTTGAGGGGGACCCTGAGCTTGAGGAGCCCATGGAAGACGTGGAAGCTCCCCCAGACGCAGACGCCGAGTCTCCGGTGGAAGAGCGTGTCGAGCGTCTAGAGGATACCATCGAGACACTGGTGGACGGTCTCGAGTCCCAGAAAGAAGTCCTCGACCAGCTGCTTTCCGGACAGGAGCCTGGAGAGGAAGCTCTCGAAGAATACCTTGAGGACACGGAGGAAGAGGGCGAAGAAGAGATCACTGAAGATGAACTTGGGATCGATCAAGGCGATCTCATCACTGGGAGAAAGCGCATGACACTCCGCGAACAACGCAAGGCGCGGTTGACCGGCAAGCAGCCCCGGCGTGGTACGTCTCTCGGCGAGCACTGGAACATCGAGAAGAGCAACAAGAACCAGTACAAGCAGACCACTCCAGAGCCCCAAAAGGGTCAAGTGCCTAAGCACGAACTCCCCGACATGTTGAAGGTGGCGGAACTCTCGCTCGACCGCGCTGAGGACAAGAAGTCCTGGACGGTCCTCGATGCCAGTGATAAGCCCCTCTTCCTCATCGAGTGCGCGGAGCACGACCCAATCGAGTTCGCACAAAAGAAGTTTGCGGAACAGGTCATCCGCGACATGCAAAAGCTCGGTGTGGAAAAGGCCATGCTCAAGTACCACGCTCGCGATCTTCGCAAGATGAAGAAAGCGGCTTCCACTGCGGCGGTCGATGTGAAGGCGGTCCAGGCCGATGTGCGGCGCCGCTTCACTCGCGCCCTGCGGTTGGCCTTCCAGGCCATGGACAAGAATCTGCTGGGGAACCCGCTCAAGGCCGCGCTGTTTGATACCCTGTCGGACCTCGAGGTCGGGCAGCCGGAAAAGATCATCGAGTCTGCCTTTGCGCATGCCGCGAAGCAGCACGCCGAAGCGGCTATCGTGCAGGCTGAGAAGTACCTCGACATGACGGACGAAGCTTTCGTGGAGACTGAGGCGATGATTTCTGAGGCGGGTGTGGCCCAGGTGGCGCAACGGGATCTCGACCCCATTCAGACCTCCATCGATCGTCACGAGGCTGCGGAGCTGTCCCGGCGCGCTTCGCGCGGGTCGATCCCGTTCTCGACCGCTTCGGACGATAGCAGCACCGCGGCCAGACTACAAAATGCGCTTCCGAAGCCGAAGTTGGCTGCGGTCGCTGGCCAAGCAATCGTGACTCAGAGTCAGCTAAAGGCTCGGGGAAACTAGAGATAAAACCCGGGCCCTAACCAAGGAGATCGGACCATGGCAATCGAAAAAAAGAGAGGCTACGCTTACCGCCGCCCGTTCTACGCCGTCGATCAGAATGCGTTCTGGTCGGCCGGGCAAATCGCTTTCTTGGCCCAGGACGCCGCGGGCGCGATCGTGGCCACCACAGCTCCTTCCGGTACGGTGCCCATCGGCACTTTCTGGAAAGACCACAACCTGACCTACTTCCGGTCCACGCTCGAGGAAAGCACCTTCGACGCCAACGACCAGATCCTGCTCTCGAAGGGCAACATCTACAGCACCAGCTACATCAAGGTCACCAGCCACCCCGGGGGCGTGGTGTATACACAGGGTTTGGACTACTCTGTGTCCACCACCAACGGTATCGTGACCCGTCTCGGTGGTGGATCCATCACCGCCGGTGATGAAGTCACCATTTGGTACGGGTACGTCGTCCTGGCGAACGCCATCAACTACCAGGGCGGGACCAACTACGATCGCGTCCCCGATGACACTCTGGGCTCGGGCAAAATCGCCGTGGTGGAAGGTTGGGCGCACATCTACACCGACCAGTACGATGTCACGCAAACCTACACCCTGAATGCCTCACTTCGGTCGGACGGCGCTAGCCTCTGGACGACTGCCGTCACGGCTTACCCCGTCTGCGGACGCGTCATCTCGGTTCCCACGTCTGACGACCCCTGGCTTGGGGTTCAGCAAACCACGGTCCTTTCGTAATAGTGCAACTGGACTAAGAGAAACCTAGCCCCTGGAGGGTGCCATGCCTGAGAGATTCAACCCGTACGCAAAGGCGCCGTTTGTCACAATCGACAAGCGCACAGGAGAACCTTTCAACCCGCCCGACTTTGGGCGCGAGAACAAAGCGGGACACCGGCCCAAGTCGGCCACGGACAAGGTGTTCAATAAGCAAGCCACATTGAACGCCTCTGACTCCGGTGAAGTCCTCGACAAGATCAAGGGTCTTCTCGACGGTGCTGCCTCGGGTGAATACCAGGTCACCAACCAACCCTTCACCATGCAGGCTGGTCTGCAGATTTCTGCCGAGGAGAGCGAATCTATCCTGCGGCAAGCGTTCTCAGACCCGACCTCCGAGGGCTTCCGGACAACCGGTCAGGCGCTCCTGAATCCAATCAAGGAAGTCATCGACTATGAGGGCGTCACCCGGAAGATCTGGGTGGGTCGCGATGTGAAGCAAGGTGAGGTCCTCCGCTACGACAAAGACGTGTTCGTGGTCGGCTATGTCATCGCCGAGGACGGCCAGACCCCGCAGTCGCAAGTCGAAGGCAAGTACGTGTACCCGCCTGAGTTCGAAGTGTCGGCTTACCCGACCATCGAGCTGAAGGACCAGTACCGGGCGCAGTACGACATCCTGGCCCGCGCACAGGACCGCTCGCGTCAAGCGATCGAATTCCAAGAAGACCAGGCGGGCGCCAACCTGCTCCTCGCCGCCGGCAACACTGAGAACGCCACGACCTTCTTCGCGACAATGAATATTGCCGCGGTCGAGGCTATGCGTTACCAGGTGGAGCGGCACCGTCTGTCGGCCGACAAGCTCATCATCAACCGCGCCGAGGTCTCGGACTTCGTCAACACCATTCGCGGCCAGGTGGATCCGGTTACGCAACGTGAGTTGGTCATGGCCGGTTTCATCGGCACCTTCCTGAACATGATGATCATCACGACTGCCGGCACCAACACCTACGAGTTCCTGCACCCGGGTGAAGCGATTGTGGTGACCACTCCTGAGTACCTCGGTGGATTCGCCGTTCGCCAGGCGCTCATGAGCGAGCCGGTCACTGAGATGCACGAAGGCAAGCCGCGCCGGGGCTGGTACTGGTGGGAGATGGTTGCTCTCGCCCTTATCAACCCGAAGGGCGTCGCACTCGGCTCGAAGACCTGATAAACGTTATACCCCGGCCCCCGCCAGCCTAAACCCAATGCCTCCGCTGGCGGGGGCGTTTCTATTGAGAGGAGCGAATACATGAACAAGAAGCTGATTCAGAGTTATCTGGATCGCGCAGCCGAGGAGCTGGACGAGGCTGGTTTTCGCGATTTGGCCGACAAGGTGGATGCGTTCAACTCGCAACTGATGGCTCCTGACAGTGAGACTAAACGCCAGAGTATCGCTGCGGAGCTATCCAAGATCGACCGCGAAGCAAAGCGCCGGGTCGGAGAGCCTGAAGAGCCTGAAGCGAAAGAGGCTGAAGAGACTGAGAAGGAAGACACTCGTTCCGCCCGTTTGGCCTCCCTGAAGCGCCGGATGGCCATTCGTCGCCGTCTGAAGGCTAAGATGGCGGAGCGTACGGAACAGCGCCAAGAGAACCTCGCCCGTGCCCGGAGAATGGCACGTCTTGCCCGCGCCCGGCGGGAAGATGCGGTCGAGGATGACGTTGCCGAGCGTAGGGCCGCAATCCGGCGACGGATTGCCAGTCGTTTGGCGAAGTAACGGGAAATGGGGTGGGTGCGCAGGTGCCCACCCCTTTTGTTCTAAATGCCCACTGAGTTAACACAGAAGGTAGAGAAGCTCTTCAAACTCCGCCCAGAGTTTATGCTCAACGACTACTATTTCAACCCCGCCATGGCTCAAGAGTTGTTTGCGCAAGTGGACCTCGAGGAGCTTGGGTTGTCAGTAGCGCAAACAGAGGTAGAGACTGAAGACGGCATGATTATCCGTAGCGAGATACGCGGTCACGGTGGGCTTTCCCTGGGCAGCATCCTGTTGGATGGGGAACGGACTAAAATCAGGCGCAAACTGACCCCAATACCCCGCTTGTTGAAATTTTTGGAGAGTGTGGAAGCTGAGTAGTCTAACGAAACGAAAAGGAGAAGATCGTGGCCCAGACTCAAAAGCCTACCCGCCGTCTAATACTAGCCGACCTATTCAAAAACCAAGAACCAATTTGGGTCGTGAACAACGCCAAGTCTGCGCGGTCCGGTAAAGCTGGCAATCTAGTCCTCCAAATTGGGCAGGGGGATCAACGGGATAAAATCATCCTGCCACCCGGCCAAGACCCGGTGTGTTTAACTGACTTGGCATCTTCTGAATCGCTGCAAGAGTCACGGGACCTGTTCCTGCACGTAAGCCGCGAAGCACTCATACTGCTCGACCCCGCACAGGCTGATGAATACTACCAGCGGAATGAAAAGCGGCGCGAAGTAATGCGCAAGAAAGTCAAGGTATTGCGGGATGGGCAGCAGCTACCAGAGACCCCAGTCCCTCAAGCGGCCCATGAGACCGCGGTGGAAGTTGACCAGCACGTGGTTTCGGTCTGTCTCAAGCTGAAGACTAAGACTTGGACGGCCGAGGAGGCAATTGAAAGCCTGATGGAAGCTGGCCCTGATACCTATAAAGAGGAAGACCTGATTTATATCCGCAACGTGGCCAAGGATAAGAAAATCAAGGCGTGGGCTCAACAACAGCTAGACAGCCGCGGCACCCGTGAATAAATTAACAATTACGTTCACAGCACCGGACGGCAAGCAAGAGGTTTGGGAGTTCAAGCCGGAAGAGTACCAGGTGACTACACAGCGTGGCTTCAAACGCAGGCACGCTCCTGATGGGCCAGTAACTGATATTGAGTGGACTGGGCAGCGCCGGTGGGTTATAAAAGCGTGGAAGGGCTGCTCGAGCTTCGATTCCTTCACTTCTGACGGTCTGTAGACTCCCAAGCGTCATAAATCCCCATTCCGTTCAGACATACTTTATACTCCGCGGTCGTCAATGACCACGTCCATTAACACGTCTTCTGGCTTTGTAATATAGAATTTTTCTTGGACAAGGCCCTCAGCCTAGGGGAGCACCACGTATGGATTTCCAAAGTGAATTTCAAGGAGCAATTGTCACTATCGGAGCTGGGGCGTCTGCTACCGTAGACATACTGCAGTCCGATGAATTGTACCAGCACGTGGCACTTGGGGTGCTCCCTATCAGAGACTCCTTTGTGGATTTCGTCTATACTATCGATGTGTATCTAGACGACTCCAAGATAGAGTCCAACAGCCATTCGGTGTTGGGTGTCTTTCAAACCATGCGCTTTGAGTACAATGATTCTATTTATCCTCCAAATATTGGGTGGGCCACCAAAGCTGGTTTGAGAAGTTTCCGTTATACGCCCGCCGGCTTTAGCCTCACTATCTATAACGGCAACCCAGAGACCAGAAGCTTTGAGGTCTATAGCACTTTCGAGAAATGCCTTGGTGGAGCCTATAAGAAACTCCCCAATAAGTGAGGTAACGATGTCGATCACAGGCTGCGCACCGACCGGTGCTTATCGCTTTTTCGAGGAATACCGTCCGCATTGGGGGTCTTTCTGGGAAACGATGGGTGGTGACAAAGAAAAGATCCTGTTGTGGGCGGAGGACGCGAATATAGAAGAGCCCAGAGAGTGGTATCTAGGGCTGTTCGCCTTCCTCTTCGATCATTTCCCGGGTGATGAATGCCTGCTGCGTCGAGCGGCCAAGCCTGATAGCTTTGGGGATTTTTTGGCGCAAGTGGCTGAAGCACACCTAGCCAACCCCCGCCCCGATCAGTGGTATCTGGACTTGGGCACTACCCGCCCAAATTATCTGGGCCTGTTGGAACACGCTGCGAATTTCGAAGACACTGAACAGGCTACAGTTTATGTAGACGCCAGAGTACCTGAATTGGGGCGTAAGCTTTACAACGAATACATACTGTCATTGGCCTCTGTCAAAGAAGAGCTGCGTCATTCGGCTTCCGGAATGAACCGCAAAGCTTGGCAAATAGAGTCACAAAATGCCCGCATGCCCAGTCCAAAACCGGGCGACGTGGTTCGGCACGCCCTCCGTCCGGACCTTACTCTATATGTGTTGGGGACAGTGGACGACGGGGTGCTGGCTCAAACTAACCTAGGTGGGTTGTCACTGGTGCAAGACGTCTGGAATTTGGAGATTGAGTGACCTCAGCCGCTATACGAGTAGAACCGCTATTCGTCACGAACGATATGAGTCTCGCGGCATATCTGGTAATGAATAATATCCGTTTGATTGGCGCCCGCCGGCTTGGGAAATCTTTCCAATTCCGCTTTGAAAACGATCCACGCATTGAGCAGCTAAAGGTGGTGTATATAAATTCAGAAAGCTCGCGGTTTGATGACGCCGTTCGCAAGTTGAAAACGATATTATATGGCAGTCAGACCGAGGAGCAGTAAATGCAGTCTTTCACCGATTTTGATATCTACCGTCGCGGACAGTCCGAGTACATTACTGTTTTCACGCGTGACCCCACCAACGCACAGCTAGCGGACGTGGTCGGTCTGTCCACTTTCAATCTAATTGACATCACCACGGATAGCGCGGTCCTCACTGCTACCTTCGGACCGAGCGGTGGCGGCAGTGTCATCCGACAGAGCACTGGTGTATACCAAGTTCTGTTTGATACCGGGACCTACACGCTGGAATATCTGGCAGCTTTTCGGTGCGTGCTGGCTGCGGAAATACTACAGCAGAATGTGTTTGTGAAGTCCGTATCGGCCAAGCATTTCAAATATGCGGCAGCTTTGCGCAATCAGGTGGATAAATCGCGCAAAGACATCATTGATTACGTGGCCAACATGGATCGGGAGCGCAAGGCCCCAATACAGCTGTTTTTCGGTTACGACGACAAGCACCTGATTTTCTACTTGGAACGGGGCGTCCAGCTCATCAATATGGTGCCGCCGTATACAGGTTTGACGGTGGACTTGTTCCCCTTCGAGCAGTTCGGGTCATTATTGATAGACGCTGCCACTATTGCCGCATTGGAGGCACAAGGCATTTTTGCTATCGATACGGATTACGACTATTCGTTGGGCGGCAATAGCATGACCATAGAGCATTTCTCGAAGCTGTCCTCAATGACTGCCTCCATATTAGCCCGGTTTCAGGATAACGTTACCAAATTGAAGAATCTGTACCTTACCAAAGGTCTGGTGCTATATCAGTTCAGCCCTGGCGGCGTCCGTGATATGCGTTATCTTACGGCCCTGCCCTCCGGGTTCTGGTCGCGCATTCTCAGCAACGAAATGCAAAGCTCGGTTTAGGAGGCTCCTGGATGACACTTATCAAGGGACGATATAAGGGCACTGACGGTGAGCAGCAGATCCCGGTCAAAGTAGATCGGAATGGGCAGGTTGTGGTTGAGGTCAATGACATTGAGCTTACTGCCATTGTCGACGACCTCGACATTATGGCTGATTGGGATGAGAACGATCGCTGCAAGGTCAATCTCATTCCCGGTCAAGCCGGGATTACCGCTGCGGCTGGTATTGTGGCGGCCGGTACCCCGCGGGTTACGTTGGCGTCCGATGATCCTGCCGTAACATCATTGGCGGTGCTGGATGACTGGGACCTCAACGATCGGTGCAAGACGTCACCGGTTGCGGGGCAAAACGGCGTGGCAGCCAATTCAGGCGCCGCTGACGCTCTCACCCAGCGCATGATCTTGTCCACAGATGACCCCGCTGTCACCGCCTTACAGATTATGGACGATTGGGACCAAAGTGACCGTTGCAAGGTCAACGTAGCTCTCAACGCAGGTGTGGCTGTAGA